GTCACACTATGGATAACAGGGGTCCCACCGAAGGCCATCTCTGGTCTTCGGTCTACCAGCATAACCATGCTCCCGAGCTTGCTCAGGATTATGGGCCGCAGTGAAAAACTGCAGCAATGCAGGTAGTCCACCTGGACTGACTTTTGGAACTCTGGTACTTGGTGACCAGACTTTCCACTCCCAACGGGAAAGCCTGTCGTTCCATCTCTTAGCGAGATGATCTAACGACATTCCCGTGAACGAGTGCAGTCCAAATGTACCGCTCTCTAGGCCGGTTATCGGCAAAGCCCGAATGGGCCTACCGATTGTCGATTCAACAGCTTTGGCGGCCCTCCAAAATCCCTTTTCAAAAAGGTTATTGGAGAGATCTACCATTGCTATTCTAGAGGCGGGACCATCGGCTATTGCGACCTCGGGTTTTACAGGAGTCACATTATGACCCATGTAATAATCCGACCCACAAGACTCGCGGAAGAAGCCTTTGACGAAAGATTTCTCGTCATTGACTTTCAAACCGAGAATTGTGAGCGTGTCCACAATAGCAGCGTACCTGTCCGCGGGGACGATAATATCGTCACCGAAAACACGGACGGATCTACGTAACTTCCGGATTTTCGTCCATGTAACACGGCCATCGATCGAACAACCGAGGGCTATGCACAAGAAAACGAAAGTCTGGACAGGAAACGTAGTTGCCGTACCCTGCGAGGCAAATTTCTTCAAACCAGTAAACTGGTACGAAGAACTTGAGATATTTTCTCTCAAGTACCTCGTTCGTGCAGCATGTAAAGCGTGCAACAGAGACGGATTGCCTCTGAAAATACGCTCAACAACAAAACACGAAAGACGATCACTAGCACTCGATAAATCGATAGTAGCTAGCGAACGATCTCGGGAAGCATCGACAACCATTCGACCTGAAAGACTTTGGTCTGTAAAACAGACAAAGTCCCTTCCAAACAGGAAGGCAAGTCGTTCAACCATGAACTTCTTTATCAACTGTTGGCACCATTGGTGCTCAGTTGGCTCAGAAGCAATCAAACGAGGCGATTTCGCTGTTTTTGGAACAGCGATAAGCTTCGAAGATACCTCATGGTCTAATGGTATGGATTCTTTATCACTAGCGATTGTACCGCAGTCGCGATAAGGAAACCATTCGTCTAGCTTACGTGACCATCTTGGTAATTCGTACTTACGTACGAGACCAGACCGGTCACTTACGGCTCCAGGTCCATGCTTGAAGCCGGCTCCTCTGGACCTTCTTTCCATTTCACCCGAATAGGTGACTGGTTCGAAGAAACCGAGGGAGCTGGAGATAATGTCAGCAACGTGCTGACATTTTCTGAGGATCCTAATGAGTCTCTCCGTATCCCCTCTGCATTCCTTGGAAGGAAACAGAGGAAGATCAGGATCCAGACTGTCACAAAGGTGAACAGACTGGAGACGATTATCAGGATCGAACTCGTTGAACTGCCAACCAAGTGTTGGCGGTCTGAGTTCCCGCTCGATGTCATGGTACTCTCCTACTGCCTTTCGAAGGCGAGCAGGGGAGCACTCACTTTGCACCTTCTTCCCAAGACAGAAAATCTGTCTCAAGAATAAGATTGCATTCACATCGGGCGCCTCCCGCAAGCATCCAGTACTATCAAACACACGCAGCCAGAGTCCTGAGAAAAATCTCGGCACCCTGACCCTCTTAGAGACCGCTCGAGAGAGTGGTCCTTCGAGAACTAGGCGTCCTTGCTCAAGTCCTTTCGTTAGAAGGGAATCGAGAGAAGGGAGATCTAGGGAAAATAACCCTAGACCTCGAGTTTGACAGTTAAGGGAGAGTCTCTCTTTATCGAGATCCACACCCTTATACTGAGGGTACGCCACACGCAAGTCTTCACAGATTGCGTGTGCGATGTAGAGTAAGTTATTTGCGAGGCTTTTCATATCTTCTCCATGAGGATGTGATAGTCCTGCCTCTGATACTCCCCCACCACGCTAATAAATTAGCGTCCAACCACGAAAGTGGTTAATCTGGTAATTGTACTAAAGAGGAATCAAGATTCCCAATTAGCCAATTTAGTCAAGTTGGCTTCAGTCATGAAGCCACCAAGACCCAGCGTAAATTTGACTGGATCGACTATCGTATCACCGCGATCGTTTTCGAAGACGGTATACGCTTTGCGACACAGACTATTTACGGCCGGCGCGACTGGATACAAGGTATGGACGAGCTCGACATTGTGACGATCAACATTGACGCCACCACGAGACTTGTCCACATAGCTTGTATTCCGAATTCGCATCCTATACTCACCCGTCGTTTCACGGAGAAAGTATTCAGAAGAATACTTATCCTGATTGATTCGAACGAGTGCCTTAGGAACGGCATTAATGGTAATGGTGAGTGTGTCAGAGAACATAACTTTACTCTTTCTAGGAACAATTAGCGGAAGATTACCGGGACTTACCGGATAATAATCCAATTGATCCCAGAATCGACATTTGCCGTCCAGAAAGGACAGGCAAATGGGCGGAAAAAGGAGTCGGATCAGCTAATGATCTGAATTTCTTTTCGCCTTTACATCTAATCTCGGACATAGTCCATTGAGAATTAGACTGTTTTGGGGAAAAGGATTCATATCGTATCTGGCGCATCACTTGAACTTTCGAGTGATGAGATGGTACCATATTACGGGTAGCTTCAAAGAAGTCACCAGTAGATGTGCACCAATCAATTAGCCACGACCATGGAATAAGATTCCAGGCCGTAGAAAAGTCAATGGTTAAACCATAAGCTACTTTTCGTGCTAATGCCCTAAGCGCCGCATCAGATGTCGGAATTTGACTAGTGGGAAACCACTGAACAAAAGCCGAAACATCTTCGCGCGTTACTCGTGTAATGTCGCAATAAACGACATACGTGAGTGACTCAACGGTAACGCCCAATTGGACTTCCCGATGAGTATACGAGCCGATGCGGATGGTCCGACGGAGTCCCCGTTCTTGCAGCCTACGAAGTTCCTTGAATCGTTTTTCAACGATATCAGCGAACATCACAAGTTTAGCAAGATCAGAAGCGAGTGGTTTTATCCCAAACTCAACCTTCAGGTTGGCACCAGCCAACTTTTGGAGAAGCTTGGAACCACTACTTCTGAAGAGTTCGGGAAATTCCCGAAGCTCAAAGAGTGCAGTAGGCAGATCCATCTCAGGACGAGAAGGATTTGTCTTCGCAACACACTGTGTTGCGACAAAACTGTCACTCGGGGAACCGGTAGAAATAGCAGGTCCAGTGATGGATTCACTACGTGTCTTCACATGACCTACAGGATAGTTCTTAAGGAACGTCCCGAAGTCATTAGTGGAGAACACATGTGTATTCATCGTCCCACCAGATATAGCATACTTAGAGATATGAAGGGGAAACCCATCACCTTTAAGCTGCTCATCAATACAGAACTCTCTAACCGAAACGAAATCCGGTGTAGCGAGTTTTGTTTTGTTCTTGTAGGCTAATCCGCCAGACCGGAAGGTCTCGCGGGTCCTGGTCCTTGCCATAACCAACTCCTTGAGGGTTTTGATGGAGTGAGACTCCATGAGGGGACGAAGTCCC